ACATTTTTCGGTGGTGGAGTAGGAGGAGGATCAGGAGGAGGAGGAGGATCAGGAGGAAAAGGAGGCTGTTGCTGCTACGATTGCGATCCAAAAGCAGGATGCCAGCAAACCCTACGATTAGCCGAGTTAGATGTAAACTTCATTAAGCACCCCGGGAACCCCTGTTGCCGAGCTACATGTCTGTCTTATATAGACCTGTGCAACAGCATCCTGAAGATGAAGACGCTACAGACCAACTATATCCAGACGTCAGACTGTGCAGAGATTGGCTTTGCCAATAGCCTAGACTTTGTTAATGGTACACTGTATCTGGCGAAAATAACAAACTACGCAAGCTATTCTTGGGACAAGATGGAGTTGGGTATTTCATCTGGAGGACACTGTAATACACAAATAACTCCAGGGCAGGTATATTTACAAAATACCGGTTGCACTAACGACACAGGCCTGCCGGTATATACAAACGCCCGATCAATCATGGACGGAGCGGGTGTTATTTTTACAATGCCTGCTTCAGCACAAGGCGAAGAAGACCAGACTTGTTCAGTGGGTGTGGGTGAAATTGCAATAAGTTCTACAGGCTTTACAAAGACCAAAATAACGGATCATGAGATCTCATTTACGTACGGCAGCGAAACGATAGGGACAACATTGAATGACGAGTTCTTATTTATTCACGACGCACTCTTAAATACAAACGGCCTTTCAGCCCAAAATGGGGCATACATAGATAAAGGGCAAGTTTCAGTATATAACAATACAGGCAATTTTTCTTATCTTGGCCCAGACGGAGTCAAAATTGGAAGGACAGCTTTGGGAGTTGCGCAACCTGATGAGACGTTTGATGTCACCAATGATAATTACGTTTACATAACTCCTGACTCAGTGAGGCTCGCTCCTCCTGGAGGTAAAGGCGGCGTAACAATAGCCACAGGAAGCATAACTGTAGCTGAGGAAGCTGCAGCTAACCCACAATTACATAATGTTTATATTGCAAGTGATGGTATAACTATTACGGATGGGATAGGTACTGTGTATATCCCTGTCCCTAAAGATGAACAAAACAGAGCTATGAGCGCAGACTGGACAAAAATTACCTTTTGCGTAGATGGGGCAAGCAAAGAAGCTTGGGTGCTAATGACTGTCCCTCAAGCTGTCGGGACTTAAAATGTGCGTTTAACTACTGAGCTCGTATAGTTTATGGCTATTATACTAAATACATCCTGTCATACTGGTTGTCTTAATACAGACGAAGACGGCACGCTTAAAATATTTTTAGAATACCGAAGAGCATCTCATACTACTTATGATGAAAATGGTTTCATAGCCTTTGAACATTTTTTAAACGGACCAGCAATAACCGTAAACCTAATAACAGAGGACGGTACAAGTATAGAGATAGACTCTGTTGATTTTGGATGCCAATCCTCTGGAGAAGCAGGGGATATTTATGATCCAAACCACTGCATTTGCGATGACCTTGTGCTGGAAGGGGTCGGTACCAGCCAGGGAGCCGCCCACCGGTCCTGGCTAACTAAGGAAATAACCATACCTGCAGGTTTGCTCACTTCATGCTGTCGTGTTGTCTCTGAGATTACTACTGACGGAGGAGGGTGCGGATCTAGCGGCGCAAACTACGCCGAGGTTTGGTTTAATAAAGTGGCCAACCCCATAGGGAGTCGGGAGATTTTTGGGATTGGTATTACAGGTCACAATTATCCGATCGACTTCTGTAGATAATTAATGCTCGGGTATGTCGATCGTAGAGCTTAAAAACTCCTGATGATCAATCCATACAGCTTTCCCAGTCGCATTGTCCACAACCTGTCGGTATAGTTTACCGTCGTCCCCTTTGCGTAAATTATTAACAAAGAAGTTTACCACACCTATAGTAGTAGCTTCTACAGTTTGAATAGGGTCGAGTAAACCAAACTGACTTTCGTTAACCTCTCGAGAACTATCCGGAATGGCCTCACTACTGCCGATGCCTCCTTGCCCCATCTTGGTAACCTTGTGAGCTAGCATATACTGCTCCATAGGGTTCACACCCTCGATATTCTGAGCTAGTGAATTTCCTACAAATACACTCTTGATCTGAGGGCTAAAAAACCCTGCATGCAGCCAAGATAAATTTCTTTTTTGCCTGAGTTTGCTTTTAGCTTTAAATTGAAGCTTCCCCGCATCGTGGTCGATATGCTCTTTAATATAATCTTCTGGTCCAAGGAACTTTGAGAACACGACATTATCGCGATCGTCAGGGTCTACCTTACGAGCAAACACGTCCAATAGCTTTTTAGATGCTGCTAGCATGAGCTGAGGACTGACAGAATTGGCTGAGCTACCTAGTGTTCGCCCCATAACGCTAGCATCCAATCGCATATTTTTAAAATACTCTTTTAGTTTGGATATTTTTTCTTGTTTACTTACGCTCATATTTAGATATATTAATGGTTAATAGATAAAAAGACAACTTCCCAGATGACATTTGAATTCGATTACGACCAAAATACTGATCAAATCACCATTGTGTATGATGGCTCGTATGTTCTCAAGGCTGATTTTGACGGGGAGCGGATTAGCTTCAAAAACTTCGACAAGCTACAAGACGAGGAAATAGAAAACATACTAAAGAATCTGTGTCGTGCGACTTATAATTTGTTAGCCTAACAATTATGAACAACACAGAAAGAAAGCGTCCTTCTTGGGACGAGTACGGCATGCTGCTTGCCTACACAGCAGCACAAAGATCTCCTGACCCTTATGTCATGGTAGGAGCTGCCGCCTTTAGAGAAGACAGGTCTACCGTGTCTACAGGCTACAATGGAGCGCCTGCTGGAGAAGAGATCGACTGGTCTGATAGAGAGGCTAGGAGACCTCTGGTTGTTCATGCAGAGAGGAACTGTCTCAAGTATGCCAAGCTGGGCGAGCCATACTATCTGTATGTCACCATGTCTCCGTGCTTGCAGTGTCTCAGTGCGGCAGCCCATCACGGAGTTAAAGAAATAATATACGATAAAGTCTATGAGAGAGACTCAACCACTTTGACACAGGCAAGCGTGTATGGCATAACTATTAAACAATTATCTCTACCACATGAGCACATCAACACTAGCCTCAGAGTCATTTGAGCTGGGCCACAAGGCCTATATCTCAGGATGTACAACAAAAACAAACATTGTTCTCCACGGGTCATTCTCTAGAACAAAATATTCTTTTACAGCTGCACAGTCTAGTGAAACTTGCTTGATGCAGAACTGGAACATCATGGCTGACAAGAATGCAGGTCACTATGTGATAGGTAGGAATGCAAATATTTACAGCTGTGTTGATGAGGAGTTCTGGACAAACCACACAGGAGCGCACAAGAAGTTTGCTGAGCTAAATAAAAAAACCATCGCTGTGTACTTGTGTAACGAGCTTTATCTAGAGAAAGAGAATAGCAAATATTACGCTTTCGGGTTCAACAAGCCTCACAACATGTACAAGGGAGGAGTATTCGAACATTCTGCCATGGGCTACAAGTACTGGGCAGACTACGAGGAAGCCCAGATAGCTGCGCTAGTAGAGCTATTAAAAGACGTTTCCTCTAGGCTAAACATTCCATTGACGATGGCTAGGGACACTTTAAAATACAATCCCTCGTTGATATCTAAAGCAGGTATCGTGGGTTGTGGGAATCTCAACGACAGATCGTTTAGTTTACCTCTACCTGCATGGGCTACTAATAAACTTGAGCTGGCAGGATTAGAACTAGTGGACTAATTGAAAAGGCAAGTCTTATATTTTTGCCTTTAAATTTTTAAGTCTTGATGGCAAAACCTAATTTTTGCTACTATAAACGTTCACTTAGCTCCAAAAGAAAGAACAACTATGAGTAAAGAATTTCTATCAAAAATCGTCCACTACCGTACATATGCAAAGTATCTCCCTGAGGAGTTTAGGAGAGAAACTAAAGAAGAGACGATCAAGAGAAACATGGACATGCACGTACGCAAGTTTCCACAGCTGGAACAAGAGATCGCTAAAGCTTACGAACAGGTATATGCCGGCCGTGTAGTACCTAGTATGCGTAGCTTCCAGTTTGCAGGAGACGCTATCGAGCGCAGACATAATAGAATGTACAACTGCAGCTTCCTAAACATCACCTCATTCAAGGACTTTGCAGACTTGTTCTATATGAGTATGAGTGGTGCTGGGGTAGGGTTTAGTGTAAAGAAACGCCACGTATCGCAGCTTCCAGATATTCCAGAAGGCTTTGTAGTTCCTCCATATATCGTAGAAGATTCTGCAGAAGGCTGGTGCGACTCTCTAATTGCCTTGTTCACAAATCCTGATTTGCAGTTTGACTATACAAAGATACGTCCGATGGGTAGTCCTCTCAGTACAGGAGGCACAGCAAGCGGACCCAAGGCCTTAATAAAGATGCATGCAAACGTAAGGGCTATCTTAAGGAAAGCTGAGAATCGTAAACTGTCTCCTTTTGAGTGTCATCGTATCTGTTGCCTTGTTGCTGATTGTGTTGTAGTTGGCGGCGTGCGTAGAGGTGCACTAATCAGCCTTTTCGATGCTGATGAGGATGAACTTGTATACTGCAAAGCAGGAGCATGGTGGGAAAAATATCCTGAGCTAGCCCGAGCCAACAACTCTGCAGTATTAAGAAAAGACGATCCGGAATTTGCGTCTAAAGCAAATTACATTATTCAAGCATGTTTTGATGGTGGTCAAGCTGAGCCAGGCTTGAGTCTCACAGGCGACAATGACGACCTCGGGTTTAATCCATGCCACGAAATCAGCCTTAAATCCAGAGGTGTATGCAACCTTACTGAAGTCAATGCAGCAAAATGCTTCAGCCGTGAAGAGTGGATGCATGCTGTGGAAGCAGCCACAATTATCGGGACACTACAATGCTCCTACACAGACTTTAAATATGTGCACCCAGGGTGGAGAGAGAATGCTGAAGCTGAAGCTTTGCTAGGAGTATCCATTACAGGACAAGCAGAGAACCAGCCTATCCTCACCGTAGACAACCTGCGAGATGGTGCAGAGTTAACTGTCAAAGTAAACAAAGACTGGGCAGCTAAGCTAGGAATTAACCCAGCAAAAAGAATCACAACTACTAAACCTAGCGGAACTAGTAGTTCCTGGTTGGGTACAACTGCAGGTGTGCACGCAGGTCACGAGATCAGATATATTCGTCGTGTGCGCATGGATAAGTTTAGTGCTCTGGCTAAAGCCCTAAATAAGAAATTCCCTGCCTTTGTAGTGGACGACCCGTTCAACAGCAATGACATGATTATGCAGGTACCAGTCAAGCTGTATGATACTACTTTACTCAGAAGCCAGGAGACAGCTGTACAATGTCTTGAAAGAGTAAAGAAACTGTACGATAATTGGATAGTGCCAGGACACGTTGAGGGAGTTAATACCCACAACATCAGTCTCACTATCAATTACCATGAGCATGAGAAAGAAGCCATTAAGAAGTGGATGATAGAGAATAAGGACTCATACTATGGGATTAGTCTTATTCCTTATGATGGTGGAGATTATAAGTACCTTCCTTATAGTCAACCCCCGCACCCGGAAGTTTTTGAAATCCTGGATAGGGCGTTTTCTCAAATAGTCGAAAATTTTAGCTTTGAAGATATTAAAGAAAAGAAAGACAACACCGACTTTAAGGGTGAAATTGCTTGTGCGGGTGGTGCGTGCACTATCGACTAACCCCGGCGAATCTGACGGGAATAGCTGATAGCTAAAAAAAGAGTAGACTCGGGCATGCACCCTGAGCTACTCTTTTTTCCGTTTTTATTATTGATTGGTCCACACACTCGCCCTGACGAAGGGATGTGTGGATGGAGGGAAGGCTATGCGGTGACAGCCAGAGCGGCCATCTGCCTAGCTCCATCTAGGGACTTGTGGCCCCCGATGAACCGGCCGTGGTGACAGAACACACAGTCTTGGATACCTGTCACAGCATCCAACTCCTGTGTCCTCTTGCCAGCCCAAACCTCTGGAAGAGCCTTACGCCCCTTCGGGGATTTTTCTTCCAGAGGGATCTGCTGCACCATCCACTCTCCCCCTGGGTTGGGGAAGATAGAATACAGCTTTCCTTCCGGTGCCTCATGAGCAACCTCCATGAGAGCGGGCTCATACTGAGTCAGCTCCACCATAGGTCCCTCTTGCCGGAAGGCCTCTCTGACTCGGGCCTCGGAAGCTGCCAGCGCAGCCTCATACTCCTCAACCCACTCCATTACCTGCCAGTCACTCTCAAACCGATCGACGGCGAACTCCTCGGGATACTCCGAGTAGATCATTCCCTCAACTATCTCTCGATGCGCGAGACGCACGAGATAGTTGAATCTGTGGTCGAATTCAGCGCCGTTAACCGGATTGCACTTATGGATCGTCTTGCTGAGAGTCCACCCCTCCTGGCGGATGCCGTTGTCCGCCAGATCTACCTGCAGGCACAAAGCGTCCAACGCTTCCGTAAAGAAGTGTTTTGCCATCAACCCTGCGGATGCATACGGTTGCCCTTTTTCCCGGACAGGTGCACCAATGAAATGGTGATCATAGTTGTTTACTCCAGGGGCATACTCACCCCCGACATCCACCATAATGGTGAACACATCTGCGCAGCCCTCCTGTAAAACCTCTTTTTCCCGCGTCCGGATAATCTCAGGATAATAATCCTGATCTTTGAGCATCTTGATGTGCTCCACTGCTAACGCCGTGCCGATTACGTCGTCTGCGTGAAATGGTCCGCTGTGGGTAATGATACGCATAAGTATTGATGGCGTTGATACTGTTGCTTGATTGTCAGGTCAAGGAACAGGCAGAAAGGTAATATCTTCATTATAGAAGATAGGGTGTAGAAGCTCTGCAGAACCTCTACACCCTACGCAAAATCCACATAGTGGAAATGTCTTCAATACCTTTCGGCGGTCTTCAATCTCTGATATGTTTACGAGACTGATTCAAATTATTATACCTCAACCGGGCATAAATATACTGGGGGGGTAATAGCTAAAAAAAGACCTGGTTTTCCCTTTCGGGAGCCAGGTCTTTCTTATTATCTATCTTTTAATAATATCCCCACTCAATAAAGCGATCGTCCTCTTGAACAAACAGCTTTATCTTTGTAGGGGTATGTTTCAGCAACAACCCCTGAAGGTCAGGAGTAACTGCTGTGGTTAAAAACAGGTCTAACCTCGCTGGTCCACCCAGACTAGCCAGATCCAACACAGTCTTAACTTCATTTATGGCCAGCAATAGGTCTGCATGATCTTTACACACCCTTGTGGCCAACGCATGCGCACCAAATTTCATGGCACACTCTTCTAACGCTAGGCTCACTTCAGCCTCAGGTCTATGCAAGCATAACCCTAGCTTAAGCTCATCTACAGCCATATTGTTTGCCTGTAGAAGGCGATGTCTGCGCTTGCCCCCCTCCCCGCAATGGGGGCGCCCGGGTGGAAGGTCATTCTTCCGTACACGGTCGGCCCTGGGTCCCTTAGCGGAGGCTTATCCGACCCCCACATCACACCAGAGCCTGCACGCACGGTACCTTTTCTCTTTTCGAGAATAGCTACGATTTCCCGTAGCTCCTTTTCTGTCACCGACGACATCGGCTTTAACACTGACTTCTTCTGCACTTCTTTTGTTTGTTTAACTTGCATTGTTGGTTGGGTAAAAGAACGGAACTGTCCACAAGGACAAACTTCCTATTCAATATATTATACCAAAAAAATAAGATATTATTTAACTAACCCTAAAGTTGAAAATTCTGCGTTACTGAGGTATACTGCTAGAGTGAGCAAACAAAAACCATATTGTCTGGTGTATGTAGAGCACCCCATGTGCAGCCTAGACTGCGCAGATGCTGTTTGTGATGTATTGAACCTTTCGGGAGAGTACACAGCCAAGCTGGTAGGACCATCAAGTTTTCCTTACACCATAGTATCTGAAACCTTGCTAGCTCAGGCAGACTGTTTGATTGTCCCTGGAGGGCTAGGTGACGCAGATCAATATGATGACTCTTTTTTAAAAGCTTTGGCCCCTATTATAAAAAGATACCTAGCTAAAGGAGGCAGATATCTAGGCATATGCGCAGGCGGGTATTTTGCTGGGCACCACTATATGGATATACTAAAGCCTAGTACCAAAGCAGCTCAGTATGTGCGCAGAAAGAGCAGTACTGTTAAACATGAAGAACACGCCGTGGTGACTGTTGATTGGGCTGGAGAAAAACGCACGGTGTACTTCCACGATGGTGCAGCTTTTGTGCCAAAGAGGTGGTACAGCAGAATGAGTGGAGATGTCGTGGCGAGATACAGTAATGGGGATGCTGCTGCGCTAATACAGACCTACAAGGACGGTAAAGTAGGTGTGATGGGCCCTCACCCTGAAGCGCAGAGATGGTGGTTCTATTCTCAAACAAGAATAACCAAACGCTGGAGAGACTGTCTACAGCACGATCTCCTATTAAGCTTTGCGGCACGATTATTAGACTAAGAAGCTTTCAACCTGGCGGTATATATTCTTGTATGAGTATCGCTACAAAAACCGGAGACAAAGGAACAACCTCACTATTGTACGGCTATAGAGTAAGCAAATCAGACAAAAGCATAGCTGCTGTAGGAGACATAGACGAGTTGAGTGCTGCTATAGGGATGATAAAGCCTTTAATAAGGAAGTGCTCTTTTAAAGACTACTACCCAGGCTATCTGGAGAATGTGCAGAGGGTACTAACTTTCTTTATGGGTGAGGTTGTTACTGAAGCACAAAAGAGAGCAAGCTACATAGAAAAGTTTGATTTTGTAAATCAACTGCATCTAGATAGGTTAGATCTGGAGATCAAAAAACTTGAGGAAAATCCCTCAACAAAACAAACTGATTGGATTATGTATGGAGATAGCGAGATTGGTGCACACTGCGACTTCGCCAGCAAAATTTGCCGTAGAGCAGAAAGAACTTTTTCGCTAGCTAAAGAACAGGAACAAGTAGAGAATCCTGAGCTTGATTATAGACCAATACTCTCGCAGTATATAAACAGGCTAAGCGATTTCCTACATCTGCTAGCCAGGTATTTCGACAGCGTAACCAAAAACCAAATAAACACATGAGTAAGTATAATAACGAAAATAAAATCAAAGTTTTGCTAGAAAGCTGGGACGGCTCAATGGAAGAAGCCAAAAGCTTTTTTAACAAGCTTCGTGAAGAAAATAAGTGTAACACAAAGTCCCCCTCGCATGAGCAGGGACATTTCGATTTCTTTGAGCCTGTTGAAGATAAGAAACCCAAGGGCGATGTGGATTTTTCCAAAGTAGGTAAAAGTCCAAATGCAGGACAGGTATTCATTCTTCCTAAGAACACTACGGAAGCCACCAAGATCTTTGTAGGTATGCAAGAAATTGCCAATGTATCATCAGCGCAGCTAGGCTATGACACAGATTACGATTATCCTGTACTGACACTGACTATTGCAAATCCTGTACTGATTTATTCTGAAGAGGAGCTAGAGCATATTTATTAATTTGTAGCTGTTGTTGTTACCTGCTAACCAGCCCATGGTCCTTGTGATTATGGGCTGGTTATTTTTTTGTACTTGAAGTATAATGATATTCTATGTTATTCATACTACTTGTCGCTCTCTCAGCGTTATTTGTAGCAGGCTGCGCAGCCTTCTTTAGTATAAAAGGACTAATTGTATTATTCTCAGGCAGCGCTCTAGCTATAGGCATCATGGCCAGCAGTCTTGAAGTTGGTAAGCTTGTAGCTGCCAGCTTTCTTCACGCACGGTGGAAAAAGATTAATCTATTATTAAAATTATATCTTTGTATCGCTGTGTTTGTTCTTATGTGTATTACCAGCCTGGGGATATTCGGATTCCTCACAGGAGCCTATCAAGTGCATTCCGCCAAAGTGGGTACCTTTGATACAAAGATTGCTGCACTCGCTACGGAGAAGACTTCCATAGAAGAGGCTATGGCGGAGTACTCCGGCAGAATAAAAACCCTGACAGAAGTAAGGGCCACCCAGGAACAGCGGGTACAGGCCGCAGGAAACTATAAGGCTCCCAGAGATCAAGCCTACAAGGCAATAGCCGAGGCCAACGAAGAAATACAAAAGAAAGAAGAAGATGTCAGTAAAGGACGAGCCAGAGCAATAGAACTCGAAAAAGAAATGGCTGAGCTTAAAATAAGCTTAAATACAACCACTGACGTAGGCTCTTTTAAGTTCATTGCAGACGCCTTGAATACAGATGTAGATACCTCTGTACGATATTTCATATTCGCTCTTATAGCTGTGTTCGACCCTTTGGCTTTGTCGCTTGTTCTAGCTTGGAACAATCTACTCGAAAATAGGGGGGCAGCTAAAAAGAAAGAAGACGTCGAGCCTGAAAAAATTCCTTTCCCTGTACTGACTCTTCCGGCAAAGCAAGAGGTGGCCTTTGTGAGTGCTTCGGCTCCTACAGTAGCACTGAAGCAGCCAGAGGTTAAAAAAGAGGTTCCTTTTAAACCTTTTAAAAAAGAGATTAAACAAAAAGAAGCTCCTCTAGACATCGTGAGTAATATGCCTTTAGGCGATGTGTCAGCTAAAGCTGTGCAGCTTTCTGAAGAACAAAGAAAAGCTGAGTTGGCTAAGAGAAATAAGTCCGCAGGCAATAATGACTCGATAGTTACCAACGGCTAAAAAAGAGACTTACCTCCCTCAAAGGGAGCGCTCTTATATACTAGTGGGTGACTGTTACCTCAGGGGCGTGCTGAAGAAATTCTTCAGCTGCTATTCTCTTCTGGAACTTAAACGGAGATGGGTTTAGCTCCAGGAGATAGCTATTAGCTTTCCCCATATAGTAATGGGAAAACTTCCCGTGCCAGTCAGCTGGTACGCTTACACGCACCCTACCTTTCGGCGGGTGAATAAGTGTCCAATATTGCCCCTTACTTAAAAAAAGGCCTCGCTCGAAGCCGGTCTGTTTTGTATTGCTCATACAAAATACTATACCACAATAACTGCCAAATATACAGGGGGGTTACTTGTGAGTTACGTCCTCAAAAGTCAGTAATTGCTCTAGAGTATTGAGCCAGGATTCTTCCTCACTCACAACATCTAGGCCACATTTCAATATTCTCAATAGATGGTTAGTTTCATCTACACTAGTCTCTCTACCCATCAAGGAAACAGCCAATCTATCCAAAGCTTGCATATCTCCGTCTTCATATACTCTGGAAAAAGAAATCAGTTGAAGCTTTGCGTTCTTTAAAGACTCCTCCGAGCGAGGACCATCATAACCTGCCAGATAGTATATTATATCCTCAAGCTTTCCTTCAGGCAGTAAAGTCTTGCCCTGCTCTCTATAAGACTTGGATAATAGTAATACTTTCTTTTTAGCTACATCCTCACCGTTTATGCATCTGATTATTGGTCTAGTCAACAGCCAGGCCACAGCCTTCTCATAACTGTCTGTATTGTACACGCAGTACCATTCAAGTTCATTTATAGTAGGTACTACCCCTAAGACGTCAAGATAAGCCCTACGTATAAGGTAGGACTCGTCTTTACGACCACCCGCAAGAACCTCACCCAAAGAGAGCGTTAAAGATATGAGTAATATCCACGCTCCCCGTTTCATATTATTTAGCTTGCTGGACTAGACTGTCATGGTTCTCTTCAAAGGTCTTCACGATAAACTTGCAGAGCTCGCTACGCATGATGTCGTCGTTATTAAAGGCTACACTATACATACCAAACCTCTGCGCTTCTGTAGTATTAAATACGTGCGCAGCTTTTTCAAAACCTCCTTGTTTAGCCTTGGGAAGATCACTCTGCGCACTGTCTGCACAAAGAATCATTTTAGTAAACTTACCTATCCTGGTAAGCAACGTCTGGAGCTCGTTGATTGTGAGATTCTGACAGTTGTGCGCCACGACTCCTGTTAGTTTTTTGCAATCCTTACCTCTTGTGCCAGGTACAACCAGAAAATTATGATTGTCCTCTACTTCAATATCGTAAACGTCTTCAGTTAACCCTGAATCTTTTATACTATCTACAACAACATAGCGATAGCTCAATTTTTCAGAATAATTGACCGTGTTATCGACAACCACAGGATTCTTGTAGCGCATACTCTCATGCATGTAAGGAGCTACTAGATTTAGAAATTTTAAAGCATTACCATCTCCCTTGTTTATACGAAGAAAATGATACTCATAGTCGGGACCTGCCGTTTTTTGTATTTTTACATCAATATTGTATTTGGTTTTAAAAAAGTTAACGAATTTTTCTTGAGAGGTGTAATCAAACGACTCTGTATGTAATGTGATATACTGGTTATCTGCATAATAACAACCATCATCCATAAACCACACAGCTACACCAAGAGCATCTAGCTTGTTCAACAACCAATCAGGGCAAGTATCTTTCTTTCCTAATTTTTCATTATTATCTAATGCAAAGATTTTAGATGCGAATTTAACTGCAGGTTTTTTTGAGAAACCATTCTCACTAACATTGATTAATTCGGCATTAAATAATGAGGCTTTCCATACACAATAATCTCTCTGCTTTTCTCCATGGATCACGCGTAGTCTTTGTCTATTATTCCCGTGATTAGAAATTGATCCATCTCCCAAATATGACCCATATACGACCTGCTCTTGTGTTTTAGTTAGCGCAGCTATTGTCTGAAAAGAATCGTCATTTACATACAAGCAATCGCCAGCCGCCAATTCTTTTGCCACCACCCAACCTCTTTGAGTTAAAAAAGGATGCTCTTCTGTGCAGTTTATTTTTCTATTAGCTGCCTTTATTTGTATAGTTTTTTTGCTTCCTTTATATGTGGCAGATTTAACTTGCTTCATTTCAAACTGCTTGGTTGTTTCGTTAAAAGAAACAACCCTAGGAAGCTCTTTGCCTAACTTATATTTTTCATACAAGTTGAAAATACTGACAGCCTTGCCATCTTCTTTCAATACTCTCGTATAACCTGGAAAGCATTCGTCTATCACAATAAATTTGGCTGTCCAGCTAGCTCCACGAACAAAGTTGATAGGCTGATAGATTAGCCTGTTCTCTAGCTTGAGTCTTTTGACATCTCCAGCAGGGAGAAGCTCTTCTAACTTATCCTCAAACGGACCCATATAAGGCTCATACTTACCGTTGATATCTCCAGGAAGGTAACCTAGTTTTGAGTCAGCTGACTCTACAGCAGCCCGGACAAACACAATATCAGAGACCTTTTTCTGCTGCATAAGTTCCAGCCCTATACGCATGGCTACTGTAGTCTTGGAACTACCAGCTGGGCCAGAAAGAAATATTACTCTACTGTTTTTATCCGCGCCGAGCTCTAGCAGGGCTTGTTGCTTCTCTGTCCAGGGAAGCTCCCTTATCTTTAAATCAAAATCAATCTTTTCTCTCTGATAGACCTTAGGGCTATTGTCCGGCTTGGTTACTTTAGGTTTTGCCATACCCCTATTATAGCTTATCTAAATTGATTTAGACAGCTAAAAGGTGGTGCAGCTAACCTTCAAGACAGCAGAAAGTTTTAGTAGAGGTATCGCACAACACATAAATTGCATCGGTAGGTATGAAGGTATCGAACCTCACTTGCCCCCCGGCCTTAGCGACAAGCAACCCGTTAATGGCTGTAGGAGCATAACCTATACCGATGTACATGTCCGCGCTGGAGGTATTCTGAAATAGCAGCCACTTACGTTTTAAATTGGCGACCATGACTAACTGAGCAGTGCCTCCTGTAGTGATTGCTCCTGAATAATTGGTCACGCTATATACTTGGTCAAATATGGAGATTTTCCAATCGCTGCCGTCTGAGTAGTAATACAACCCTACATCAGTTGCGTAATAGTATTGATTGATATATGTGGCAGCGCTACCAATGTTTGCTGCCAAGCCTTCGCGTGTGTTAGGTCTATTCATGATTATATAATAGCACTTTTATGTTTTCATTACAGCTAAAAAAAAGAGCCCCGCTGAAGGGGCTCTAGTTTATTTGTTTACTTATTTGGGAGATTGCAGCTCTCCGTGAATCGCGTAGATATCATAATCTCTGTTGTCTCCGCGCCATTTTAACGCAGGACCATTCTCATTATGCAATCTACCCTCTTCATCCAGGTGTATCTCCTCAGGGCGATTCTGGATAAACACTACCTTATCGTATGGCGCCCACCAACCTAGTTCTTCAGCCACGTCCATCAAGCCGTCAAGTTGTTCTAACTCCGGTACATCTAACTCATTTTTAATGAACTCGTAGTACCCTAACCAGCTGGACTCATGGAATCCATATACCTGATCTTCGATAGCGTCGTAGAGTTCATCCTGAGAGAACTCTTCGCCAGCAGGAATATCTATATATTTTAATTTAGATAAATCTGTGTTAGCAGGCATGCGTTTGAACATGACCTGAGCTTTCGCACAATCTACAGGGTTATCGAACGGGCCTAGAAAAATCTTGGGCATCGTTTTTACTCCTGCATACTTGTAGGCGTTTTTTACCGCCTCGATAGCTATAGGTAGAGATACAGCTTCTGTACTCAAGCCTACTCTGGTCCATTTAAGTCCGTAGTCGATGAGCTTGTCTTTTTGTTCCTTACTTAGTTCCGTTATCATGTTTAATTTTGTTGAGGATGGCTTTGGTTAAGGCCAAGGGTCTTTTAAGAAAAAGAATCTTTCCAAGGTCGTTCCTTAGTGTAGCTGTTATGTGCTGCTCTATTTCTTGGTGAGCTTCCTTTCTTTGCGCACTAAACTCATACTTGATCGGGCGTAATTTCATAATACTTTTCGCATACTGCTACAGATTGTTTTTCAGTTATATCTACCCCAGCCAGAGCCAGAGCCTTTCTTATTTTATTTGGGCGTTTGTAATTGGCACCATTCAGTAAATAATCGTTACTAAACTGTACACCAAAAGAAGAGAATATCTTCTTCCATACTTTACGCCTAAACAAATCTTCTTCTATTACAGAATTGCAAAACCTGAGTTCGAAGTCAACTTTGAATAGCTGGTAGATGTGTATCTGTAGTCCCCATAAAACCTGTTCAAACTCTAAATCGAAAGCGGCCCTATTTTTAATTAGGGCCGCCTCAATGGTTTCAACGATCTCACCCAACCAATGCATGATTGGGTATCTTCGGTTGCTCATGATTTGTTCACAAGCTTCCGAGGCTTTCATTTTAGGAACTGATGAATGTCAGGACCCATATAGTCATCACCTTCAGGCTTACCATGAACCAGAGTAATAATAGGATCAGATCCTACAGTCGCTTTAAAATTACCTGGGTGTAGCCCATGGTTCTTTAGCAACAGATAGTGCTGGTTCTCATGCTTACCCACATGCTTGAAGTCTGAAGGGTCTACATGAATACCAAGCTCCTCTTTCATTTCTCTGGCAGCTGCCTGAGAAGGCATCTCACCCGATTCTATCCCTCCACCAACATGTCTCCTTTTACCAAGGTTGTCTGGCCAGGAAGGATTATTGAGCTTCTCTAGCAAGTAACTTCCTTTGTATGGAAGAATAACTCTAACCCGCTCTTTTTTCTTTTTCATTGCTGCTACCTTATGTTCTATACCTGTAGGTATCAAGGTCCTGGGAGCATGTATTCTAAATCCGCTGGGTTTGTGTGTAAGCCCAACGTATTTATTGTTTAATGCCGAGTCGACCTTAAACTCCTTTGGGTACTTGTCTAATAGTTCCGCTAGAATACTATTCTTTTTGGAATAGTCGTTATTATCGCTCATGCGCTTGGCTTCAATCAGCTGTTTAAGCTGCAGAGATTTCGCTATCTTTACGAAACTGTCTGGAAACAAGCGCATAGCTTTTACTTAACTTGAGTGAATGCTTTCTTTACCAGGCTGAACACATTCTGTGGTTTCCTGCTAATTTCTTTCAGCTCAGTCAATACCGAGCCACTCAACAAAGGAAGGTCCACATCAGGAACTACCTTAACTAGCTTTAACTTTATTGTTTTTTGCTTAGGCATAAAATACTGTGTATATCATAATATTATACCATATAAACAAGGAAGTACACCAAAAGGTAAAGCTAGTCTTCGTCTGCTTCTGGAGAGCTCTTTCGACCATCAGAATGCCGGGACGTTCTGGGTGCACCATATTCTCCATAGATATAAGTACCATAACGTTCGTGATTATGATGGCAAAGACCATTCAGTCTGTTCTCCATGAAATCATAGATTAGTTCGCCGTCAGCGTTAGTGCAATCAGGAAAAACAACGTTCTCATAATATTCTTTAGTAGCTAGATGATTCTGATCACTCCAAGCTGGAGTAAAGCACAGTTTAACACCATCGACCTCTTCTTCAGCAAACTGACGCTTGCCTCCCTTATAGCCATCCCACCACATGAATGTAGGGTGATTTCTACGTACATTAAATCTGAGATGTTTGACGTGCTCGTTCTTCTCCATCAGGTCAAGCATATCCAATACAGGGACCTCTCTACGAATATGAATGTCGTGCTGAAGCACAAGCATGTACTTTGTAGTTACTTTAGATACAGTATATTTGAGCGTTCTGGTGAGATGCCCCCACTCAGGAGCTTGAACTATTTGAATGTTATTGAACTTGGAAGTTTTGACGTACTCCTCGAGATTCTCGAAATACTTAGAGTATGACTTCTCCTTTTCCTCAGCACCCTCAGTGCCTGGTTTGATCTTGTCATGAGAAAGCAGGATGGGTGTATTGTGACTTATTCCTGTGAGTTCGAGAGATTCGATTACTTCTTTTACAAAGGTGATCTCTGGATGAGATTCCAGATAGCTACAAGAGATAACGACAGTTAGACCTTTAGCTGTTTGCTCCATATGCTCAATATTTTTTATACTACGTTTATAATTATTTTTTTGCAATAAAATACCACACAATCTACCACTAGAGTGCATGTACTGGGAGGCGTCGGCTATTTTCTGATTGCATAGAAATTTACGACGGATATTGGGGTTGCTAGAGATGTACACATCAATGTGCGGTCTTTTATATTCTGTCGAACTAGCCCACTCAGCGTAATCTTGCAACAATCTATAAGCTCCCTTACGAGAAAGAAGATAAGCGTGCGCTTGCCAAAAACAGCAGTTATCAACATGAGTACTTCCTCTCATTTGTGCCGCATGGAGTTGACTGAGATCTGACTTCATTCCCCATAAACGATATTCAGGCCCTGCATAGCAACCACCAAAACACAATAGATCAAAATCTTCGTAACAGATGTCCGGGAAATCAGCCATTTCC